CGAATCGACAGCTCGGGCAGGCTGTTAATAAATTCTACAAGTGGAGTTTCAAATGAAAAATTATTTCTCGCATACGCACCTGCTCATACAGGAGCAATTATAAATACCAATTCATCATTTAGCGGAAACAGTAACCTTATAGAGTTCAAAGCAAACGGCACGACTGGCGGCTCCATTACGTTTACAAATAACGGCACATCTACGGCTTATGTTGGAAGCTCTGACTACCGCTTGAAAGAAAACGTTGTTGATCTTACTAATGGAATTACCCGTATCAAACAACTTCAACCTAAGCGGTTTAATTTTATTGCTGCTGCTGATACAACGGTCGATGGCTTTCTTGCTCATGAAGCACAGATTGTCGTACCAGAAGCTGTCACTGGAACGCACGATGAAGTTGACGATAAAGGTAATCCTGTTTACCAAGGCATTGACCAAGCAAAACTTGTGCCTCTGCTAACTTCAGCTCTACAAGAAGCAATCGCAAAGATCGAAACCCTAGAAAAGCGTCTATCTGATGCTGGTATCGCCTAGCGGTAACCGCCCCATGGCAACGTGGAGCTTCGAAGTTACACTGACCCTATTGCTTCTTTTTCATGGCAAACACCTACACCTGGAAAGTTGGCCAGTGCGACCGCACTTTGGCTGATGGCGTAATCTCAACGCTCCACTACACCGTTTCAGCACAGACTGATGACGGCGTTTATTCCGCTGGCGCGTATGGCTCAGTTGGGCTTGAAGCCCCTGCCGCTGACACCATGATTGCGTATGACAGCGTGACCGAAGCGAACTGCATTGAGTGGCTAAAAGCTGCAATTGGCGGTGACGAAAAAGTTACTGAAATCCAGACTGCTTTGGACAATCAACTAACAGAAAAACGCACACCAACAACAGGCGCTGGTTTGCCCTGGGGCGCCTGATGCAACGACCCGACCCAATGATCCCTTGCAAGCCAGGGGCAGAAGACATTGAAGCAATGAACAACCGCGTTGTTTGGATGGACATGCTTTACAAGCTAGAAAAACGGGACGACCCAGCGCATCCACAACACGGTTTATATACGTCATTGAATAAAAAACACTTGTCAATTTTCCCTGGGAGTGACGAAAACTAAGGAGCAGATTCCTAACTGTCCATTGACTGGCTTAGTTAATGTACTTACAGAAAACTCAGCCCTTTCCACAAATGATCAAAGCACTCGCAGTAGCTTTTTCTGGCGCTCTTGCCGGATCAGCTGCCTTGGCAGGCCCTTATGTAAACGTGGAAAATAACGCCGGTTATTCGGGCGGCGACTATTTAGGTGCAACCACGGATTTTCACGTTGGTTTTGAAGGCGCTCAGGACGTTTACAGCTATTACGTGCAGGGCGGTCCAGCTTATTCTTCCCCCCAAGGCGACGATGGTGAGTTTGAACTGTCCGGCAAGATTGGCGGAAACGTTCAAGCCACAGACCAGTTCGGCGTTTATGGCGAGCTGTCATTCATCACTGCAGACGAAGATCCTTCCGTAGGGTCTAAAATCGGCATGAAGTACAGCTTCTGAGCTATAACTGGTTCAGGTTCTTCACACAGGCCGACAAAGGGCTCCCGAAAGGGGGCCTTTTGTTTTATCTGAAATCATCATGCAAAAAGTCTTTAATCTGCTTGGCGCTACAGCATTTTTGATGTCTGGAGCGATGGTTGTTGGATCGTTAATGCTTTACACGCGAATCCCATCGCTGACGCGGTACTACATGAGCGAGCTAAAGCTAGAGCTGACAAAGCTAGTGACCGACATGGTTCCAGCAGTTGATGACGTGATGCCTGAACTGCCATCAGCTACAGGGCCAGCCATTGAGACACCTAAGCTTCCGTTCTGATTAGGTGCCGGAAATACCTGAGATTGGTGTGGGGCGTATCGGCGTTCCAGAAATACCAACGTGGAGAAGTATTCCGCCGCAGAGTATCCCGTCTGAACCACCAATTACGTTGAGGCTTGGGTTGCCAATTGTGCAGATGCCTGGCTGCGTTGAAACCAGAAATACACAGCCCGGCAATCCAGATGCCTACACCACTGATCCGAAGGGCAACTTTACGGTTTGCGATGGAACGATGCCATCGTTTCCAGCGGCATTGGATTTTACGCCTGGAACGTTGACTTATGGATCAACCAGGCCGCCAGCAGTAAATCCTGAGAAAAAACCGGCTGACAAGCAACCGGCTAAGTCCCCTGCGCCAGGTGTTCCTCCAACGCCTGACATTCCAAATGTAGGCATAGAACTGCCCTGCCCGCCACCAGATGCAATACCTATAGGAGCTAAAAACAAGCAACAGACAGCGGTTATCACCGGTTATCGGTTGATCAACGGAAAATGTGAAACACAATTCGACACGCTGGACGTACCAACGATCATTGGCAATTATTTGCCTGGTGGCCCTGTTGTAATCACAACCGCAACTATCGCAGCAGTGGCAACAACAACAGCCATCATCGCCAAACCGTTAGGCGATATTCTGCTAAAAGCGGTCAAACCTATCGTTAAAAAGACGATCAAGAAAATTAAGGAGAGGCTTGGGAAGAAGGTTGTTGTTGAGTCTGCTTGGCAGCGTCGGAAGTTTCAGCGGTCTTTGAAGAAATAGGTATTGAATGTGTGTGGGGCGATAAGACGCCAGGCGGATTGACTAAGACGACATCGGCACAGATTTTGCTGTAGGGCGACTTGGGGTGAAACATCACGCCTTCTTTCATAAGATCAGCGCAGTTTCGCAACCGCGCAATTTCGTAATTCAAACGTTTATCCGCCAAATTTGCAGTCATCAATTCGACCTGCTTCTCTGCAGCTTTACGACAAGTGCGGATGTGACTGCGATCTAGCGGAATCGAGATCTGTGCAGTGATGCCGCCATTGACTGAGAAGTTGGTTTTCTGGCCTGTTCTAACTGGTTTCTGGAATAAGACCCGGCCAGGATTATCAGGTCTGCCATCTGGAACGGGGTTACCTTCTGGATCAAACGCACCAGTAACGTCAAGCGTGTCGTAGACAGGGTCGTTATAAAACCGTTCATACGGATCAGACCAGCCAGTAGTTGAACTAAGAAACGGATTAATGGTCAGGCTTGCGCCCTGGCACTGAACACCGTTGATGACGGATGCAAAAGTTTTACTCGGAACCACCTGAACAGCCTGGTTCGTAACTGATCCGCTGCTATTAGCCACTGGTGCTGCTGTACTACTGACTTGTGCGTTTACCGGGCCAGCAAATAACAGCAACGCTGCTAAGACACGCTTCATTGTGTAAACGTACTTGTAGTTTCCGTAAGTGATTCGATGTCAGTTTCTCTATTAATCAACGTGTGATTTGTGAGCCCCGGCCCTTGGAGCGTTTCCACAAATGAAAATGCAGCGCCTTGGTTGACGATGTTCCAGGTTGGCCTTGATGCAGGGTCAAGTCCAGTCCATTTGCTTGAAACACCGTTCAACGTATTAGTTGTTGTCGTCAAGCTTTGTGGAGCAAGACCTGCAGAAGACTCTATATTTGTACCGCTAGCTGTGTATTCATAACCCGTGCGATATTCGTAAGAGTTAATGACTTCAATGACTTTCGACGTTGTTTTTGTAGTGCTGGATAATGTTCCTTGCTGAAAGTTAGGAACGATTGGTACGGCTGACGCTGGGGCAGCCAAAAGCAACAACAGCAGTATTCTCATCGAATAGTTAACTCCTGAATTACTTGTCCTATTGCACTTGTGCCAGCTCCACCGGCTACGATCGTTAACGCACCATCAGTCGCAATTGTGCCAGCTAAAGTACCAGCTACGCCGCCTGCAGTTGTTGTTGTATTTCCAAAGATTGGCAACGCAGGAACTACACCAGCGGTGACAGTTGTTGAAAGTATGGTTGGAACGTCATCACCTTCTATGTACGACTCTGAATACGAAAAGCTGTCACCAGCAGTAGTAATACTGTAAGCACCAGGAGTATACCCAAGAGCAGTGCCGGAAGTAAGTGTCCCGAGCACAGGAGGAGTACCCAAAGTGACGTTAGAGCCAGATACTGCAAGTGAACTGGGTTGCCGAATTGATTGTGATGCCGCTCCATCAACAGTTAGCGAGATTGAAGATTTAATAGCGTGCGTAATGTCTGCGGAAGCAGGACTTATCGCAAAAAACGTTAGGCACGATACAAAGAGAAAACGTCTCATTTGGTCTTAGACGTAGGGGTTTGTTCAGTAATTGTAGGCTCTTCTTTTTTCTTGCCATTGGCGCGTTTGATGTTGACGCCAAAAGAGGTCATCGTTCCAGTAAGCAATGAGGCAGGAAAGGTTGGGTCCATTGCTTTGACGTAACCCAGGTAGTTGAGGCTAAGCATCACAATTGACCATGTCAAAACAGCAAGTTTTACGAAATCCGCCAACGGCGTTGATTCCTGCTCCTGCTCTTGCTTAACCTGTTCTTCTGCCATGATGAATTAACGCTATTGGTCGAATGGTGGTGGAAATCTGGGCTGCTGTTGCTGGTGCGTCAATAGGCGTAGCCGCTTCTGGACTCAAAGGAGCCAGCCGTGAGAACCAGCATGGAAGGGACTCTTTAGTGCGTCTAACCTCAGCTGTCGACAATTTAGCGAGCCGTATGGATGTGCTCCATGCCGACTTAAGGGTTAGAGATCAAGAGCTATTCGCACGAATTTCAGACCTAGAACAGAATGTTGCACGGCTTGAGGGTCATCAAAACCGCGTCTAGTATTGCTGCACATACAGTGCACTCATGGTTTTACTACTAAAGCCAATCTTGTTCGGCTTCATCAAATCCAAAGCCGTAAAACAGTTGCTATTGGACTGTCTAATCAAGGTCAGTAAGCAGACTGATAATCAGTTGGATGATGTGGCTTGTAAGTACGTTGCAGACCTACTGTTTCCCGAGGCTCGCATTGAAAAGTAAATGTGGGTTTGGGTCGTAATCGTGGGCTTGTTGTCACTGCTTCCGTTTTTTCAGTTCTTTAAAAAAGGCGATCCCCATCAGCTAGCAGCTATTGCAGAGCTGGAACGTGCCATCGATAAGGATCTGCTCAATGATGAGGCGGAATGGTTTGCCATGTGGAAAACAAGCGGCATCCACCAGGAGGTTTATGGCGTCCCCTATTACAACCAATTAGACAGCCCTACCGGCTACGGCTATAGGGAGTGTTTTGACTCTGCTGCTGCAATGGTCGCAGCTTTTCACAGAGCTGTACAAAACCAAGACGCTTATCGGCAAAGACGCCGCAAACATGGCGACACTACTGAAGTCGAGGCCCACGTTTCTACGTTGAAATCATTTGGCCTTAACGCTGAGTTTCGCAAAAATGTCAGGGTTGAAGACATTGAAATTGAAATTGATGCTGGCAGACCGTTAATGGTTGGTTGGTTGCACAAAGGTGATTTTACAAAAGGCAAGCCAGCAGTCTGCGACAGCGAAGGCTGTGGTCATTGGAGCGTCATTGTTGGTTATGACAAAAATGATTTTATTGCAATGGATCCTATGGGCAAGCCAAACATGGAGCATGGCGGCCATGACACGACAAAATCTGGAAAATTAATCAAAATGTCCCGGCCTGCCTTTTACCAACGGTTTCTGATCGAAGGTGAAGCTTCGGGCTGGGCTGTATTTGTGGATCGATGAACTGGGGTTACATATCTGCTTTATGGAGCACTTTGCTGCTCAACTGCATTCAACCCGTAAACATGAAAGCTTGTTTACAGGTGCAGGATTGGTTGTTTCCGGCTATAGGTGATTACATACGGTTCAAGACAGAGGAGCCTTATGCCTCCGAAAAACGCGCTATCAAACACTTTCGACTGGATGGTGGTCGAACAGAGCCTTGAAGAAGAGTTAAGGCTAGAACGCAATATTCGATTTATTGAAGACTGCGAAAACATCGACGTTTTGTCACAGCTCTGCGTGTCGCTAATGCGTACACAAGCGCACCAAAGCAAGCTTCTCAAACAATGCGTTGGTCATGTTGCTTTGCTTGAGGCCGTCTTTTTTGACGCAACGCAGAAGCCCTAAAAGCTTTTTCTAATGCAGTCAGCTTTGGGTTGGATTCGTGCAACGTGTCCCGGACTTTTGCTTTGGCCGCATCAATTTGATCCTGAGGACGGGTCGTCCAGTTCATGTTCACTGGGGCCATGACTCAAATGCTGAGGGTTGGTCTCGTCGCAGTTATAGAGGCTTGTCAGGTAGTTGTAAAGCCATTCTGCTTGCCATTTTTGCGCATGAAATTTTGTGAGGCCAACCGCCTCGATTTGCCAAACAAGCTCTCCATCTTTTTCTACTTGCTTGATCGTTGGCTTCATTTCAAAAGGATAGGCACGGTGGCAAGCCGCGCCCATTGCATCAATCAGAAATCAACGGTGTTGTTGCTCTGTATTTGCTGCAGGTTGATCGAGCCAAAGTCGCCGTATTGACCGGTCTGACCCTTGCCGTTTAAGTAGAAGCCTTCGACCTCGATTTCTGCTTTTTTAGAAAAATCCCACACCTTGCCAGGC